GTTTTCATCTCTACAATAAAATCCACATAGTAGCGGTGCGGCTTTCGGTCAAGCGGGCTGATATACGGTATCACTACCTCTTCAGACCCCCAACGAATCACAGTTTCGCTCAAGTCACAGAATTTCATAAATCGGCGTTCCCACATGGAACGATACACTATTTCTGTGGGGTTTCCAATATACTTTGATGGATTGGTGGGCTTAAAAAATCCTTTATAGGGCATATAGATATGTAGAAGTCCTAAAGGAAAAAATAGCCAATGGCTGAATCAACACCCCAAAATGTATCATCCAAGCCTGTAGTTTCTTCAAACAGGGCATCAATTTACAATAATGTCAGAAACTCGCTTATGGGCATCCAAAGCGGAGATGATATTATTTCAAGACTTGAGAATACAAAATCACCAAAACGAGGATCTAGAAAACAACCATCTATTATGAAATTTCCAATAGACATGGGTACTAGCCAAGTACCTCATGTAATGCAATTCAAGATTTTTTGGAGATGGGAAAGACCAGACCTAAAAAGTCAAGAATCATATGGAAATGCTATGGCAAATCTTAAATCTATGAGAGTAGAATCAGAAAAGGTTGTTGAATATCTGACAAAATTAAGTCAATACGGTGTTGACAATAACGGAAACTTTTCTGTGGAAGAACTGTTGAAGTCTCCTTTGAACAATAGCGATCACATGTATATGGAGCAGATTCTAACAGACAAGAATCTTGCTATGGTTATTGATCCTTCTGGTAATTCTGATTTGCTGGGTTTGTTGAAAACAAATCCAGATCAAGCAAAATCTTTAATAGAACAAGTTGTAACTACAGAACAAAAACGAGTTGAAAACATAGACAGTTCTATAGAGGACGGCATGGGAAAGGTAGATTTAGATGATAGTGAGCGTCTTGCATTAGATAGCAGATTCAATCAACAAGTAGCAAATACCGATCCATTAACTGTTGGTTCTAGAGTTGCTGTTGGAACCGCTGCTGTTAGTCTTTTTGCTGAAAAAGACAAAATAATAAACGCGTTTAGAACTGGAGGTGCTAAAGCGGGGTTTACTTCTTTGATTAAACCGTTAGGTGGTGCTGTATTTGCTGGTGGAGTTGCAGCAGCAGGAACGGCTTTTCTTAAATATAAACAAGCCGCTCCTGTTTATGACCAAATGGTTTCAATATATCTTCCGATGTGTACAAAAATAAATCAAACCGATGCTTTTGTTTATAAAGATGCAAACATGGCGGTTGCTGGCGGAATGATGGATTTGCTGAATGGTCAAATGAAAGAAGCAGCATCTCAAGCAGTTATAGGTTTAGGAACAAAAGTAGCAGACACAAAAGGACTTGGAGACGCTGTTTCTGCTGTTAGCGGTTTGGTTTTTAATCCAAGATTAGAAAAGATGTTTGAAAGAAAAGGAATCAGAGATTTCAATTTTACTTGGGAATTCTTTCCAAGAAACCAAGAAGAAGTGTCTCAAGTCAAAGACATAATTGATACATTCCGTTATCATGCACATCCTGCTGTTTCAAAAGATTCGGATAACGCATCTCCGAACGAGGCTGGTGATTCTGTAAAAATAATGCTGAGAGTTCCTGCCGAGTTTGAAGTTAGGTTTTTAAGTTCTTCTTCTAATCCAGATTCTACAGGATACGAAGAAAACGAGTACATTCCAAAAATAGGAAGGTGTGTCATAAACAATATTCAGGTAGACTATACACCAAGTGGAGTATTTTCTACTTTTAACAACAACGCTCCAACATCAATAACCCTGACTCTTGCAATAAGTGAAGTATCTCAGATGACAAGAGACAATATTGAGAAAGGATACTGATGTATTTTTCTAAATTCCCAGTACTTTCGTATCCTTGTACAATGAATGATGAGAGAAAATATGTTTTGGCTAGAAACATATTACGAAGAGTTGCTCTGTCTGAAGATGTTAAAACCAATAATGCGGCATTTGTTGAATATAATATAAAAGATGGAGAGCGTCCAGAACACATAGCAGATAGAGTTTATGGAAACGCAGAGGATCATTGGATTCTATTATTGTCTAATGACATAATAGATCCGTATCACGACTGGTATAAATCTTCGTTTGCGATGGACGATTATATTTTGAAAAAATACAACACATTTTCTGTGTTTTTTGGATCAACCACAGGAACCTATCTTTATGATACTAGATTTTTTGCTGGGAGCACACTAACTCAAGGCTCCTTTGTTTCTTCAATAAAGGAGTATCATCCTAATTTGTGCAAATTTGTTGTTGATAGTGCTTCTTTTAGCAGTGGAAGTGCTACTGTTGGTTTGTCTGGCGGTGGAAGTATGACCGTAACTATAAACAGGGTTTTACCATCAACTTTTGCAGTTAATCATTTTGAAGTGAATGGTGTTACACTAGAAGATGGAGAGTTTATAAATTTTATTGCAGATCCTTTTGCAAAACAATCAAACCAATATAACACATATACCGAACTTGGAATCGTGGGATCGCAACCACCATCTGTTGGAATAATCAATTCTACTCCAGTTGGTTCTACTCTTTCTTTTTGGGAAACTTACATAGGCAGATATATGGGAGTATCCGGTTCTCCTATTGATCTTTATGCAGTTTCTAATGTATCGTATGAAAGAAAGAAAAACGAAGAAAAGCGAACTATACGAGTGCTGCATCCGCGATATCTTGACGCTATAAAAAAAGAACTTGAAAGCAAGTTGAGAGTATAAAATGTCATCGTCTACGAACAATGGTGGTGATTTAATTAAGGCTGGTGATTTTGAACTCATCAGATTGAATTTGACATCTAATGTCACAAAAAAACAAGTAAATCTGATGTATTTGTTTCTTAAGATAGAGTTGTTTGAGGATTTGTTTTCTCCGTATATGTCTGGAACAATAACACTAAATGACTCGCTAAACATAGCAGAAGTGCTACCAATAACGGGACAAGAAAAACTGGAGATTGAATTTAAGACACCAGTTGAGCAAGCAGAACCAGTATACAAAATTTTTAGAGTTTATAAACTAGATAAACATACTGTAGATCAAAATGGAAAAGGTCAAAAATACACTCTTCATTTTATAAGTGAAGGTGGACTGATAAACTATTCTCAACGATGTGGATATTCTGTTTATGGTTCGGTTTCCGAGATGGTTAAAACCGTAGTATCTAAACACTTTCCCGACAATATATGGAAAGACAGATTCCAAGTTGAAACTACTAAAGACAACTATTCTTTTGTGCTGCCAAAAACATATACCCCGTACAAAGCAATATCTTGGTTGTCAACCAAAGCAATTAGTAGCGTAGCCGGAGACTATAGCCCATTTTTGTTTTATGAGACATTTGACGGATATTGTTTTAAAAGTTTGTCATCCATAATAAAGACCGGATCAGAGAGTTCTCAAGACTATTATTTTATAAAAGAGCAATTGTCTTCTTCTGATGGCTCTCCAACAAGTCTTTCGGTTGATGGGCCTCTATCTGCTATATTTCACAAGGTTCAGATGTTGGAAGAGATTTCTAGGTTTGATATGGCAGAAAACATAATGCAGGGATCTGTTTCTTCCAGACTGGTAATTCACGATCTTACTAGAAAAGAAAAAAGAGAGGTGTTTTTCCGAGAATCTGATGTGTTTGAAGACTCTATAAAACTAGGAGACTTTCCACACTATAAATCAACAGATGTAGACGATTCTATTTTTTATCAAACTCCATCTGCTTATTACTATTTACCGTCTACATCTTTTAATGTTTATAACGATCAAAATAATATATCAGACAACAACAAATTAGAAGAGTATTTTTTGAAGAGGAAGTACTTTTTTAACACCATGATGACACAGAGAATTGCCATAAGCGTGTATGGAGATAGCACAAAAAGAGTTGGTCAAGTTATAAATTTGTACACTCCAAAAATATCAGCAGATCAAGCAGTACAAGACGATAAACAAGATAAGAATTTTAGTGGAAAATATCTAATTACATCTATTCGCCACACATTCACAAACAATTATACATGCAAGATTGAATTGTCTAGAAACGCAATGGGGGTATGATGAAAGGATTTTCAGGAAGAGAAGGATTTGTGTGGTGGCATGGTGTTGTTGAAGACACCGCCGATCCTCTGTATCTTGGCAGATGTAGAGTGAGAATTTTTGGCTTTCACAGTGAAGATACACTAGAGTTGCCTACTATTGATTTGCCTTGGGCATATCCAATGCAACCTCTTACAAGTGCTGCACTTTCGGGTGTAGGAACATCCCCGACTGGCTTATTAGTTGGTTCTCATGTTTTTGGGTTTTTCCGAGACGGAGAAGAAGCACAAGATCCTGTTATGATAGGCTCTTTTGGTGGAATACCAATCAGCAAAGCAGATACCTCTGTTGGATTTTGTGATCCAACAGGAAAATATCCTGCTACAGAAGATGGTGTAAATAGTAATCAATTTCCAGTAGGAGTGTCTGTTGTTGGAGAGCCTGATGTCAATAGACTGTCCAGAAATGACTCAAGTGAAACGGAAAACGGAACCATTGTTGCCAAGAAGAAACAAGAAATTAAGAAAAATATTCAAAGTACTCCGGGCATAAAATCTGGTTCCACATGGAGCGAACCAACTACACCATATGCAGCAGAGTATCCAAAAAATCATGTAATGTTTACAGAAAGTGGTCACATAAAAGAGTATGATGACACTTCTGGATCAGAGCGTATTCACGAATATCACGCATCTGGATCGTTTACTGAAATTGGCAACGGATGGCAAACCGATCCTGATGGAACAAGAGTTCAAAAAATTGTAGGAAACGATTACGAGATATGTTTGGGTGATAAGAAAGTTTATATTGGGGGAACTGGTGGTTTGAATTTGGTTGTTTCTGGCCCAATAAACATAACCATAATGGGATACGGTAGTAATATTCAAATAGATGGAGATATAAACATTCTAGCAAAAGCAGATGTCAATTTGCAATGCGATGGAAAATTCCGTGCATCTGGTGAGCAGATGGAGTTTTATTCTAAAGGAAATATGGCGTTTTCTGGATCAACTATTTCTCTGATATCAGATGGCTCTGTTGGTGTAATTGGAGATAGAATAGAGTTGAATTCTGGTGATGCAGTTCTACGACCAAAGGTGGTTGATCTACAATGAATTACCGAGGCGACCATCGCAAATACGAACCTGGAACTTCGGTTTACAGAGTGTATAAGTATGGTGATGTCGTTTCTAAAGATGGAAAGTATTGGGTTTGTGGAATATCATTATCGTATGGGTATATGCCATATGAATCACAATCAGGATTTACAGCCATGTCGTTTTCTACAGATCCGTCTCCAAATCCGAACCAAATTGACGGGGGAAACATATAATGGCAGGAGTTTGCAGAGCATTTTTGGATACAGCAGGTGGACTGATTCTTGTAGGCGACTCTCGTGTTGTAGTTGAGGGTTTACCAATAGTAGTAGAGGGAAATCCCGTAAAACAGCACCCACCATCAGACAGCCCACATGACAGATCGCCAAAGATGATAAATGGAAATCCGCGAGTTGTTGTTGGCGGTATACCTGTCTGTACAGAAGCAAGTTTAGCATCTTGCGGACATACTCCAACTGGTTCTGGAAAGGTTTCAATAGGCTAACCCATGACTTGTCCGTGCAAACAAAAATTTACTGACGCAGAAAAAGATCTGATAAATGGTCAGAATGGTAAAACATTTATACAGAACCCAAATGGTGCTGTCGCTGGCAACACAATTTCTGGGTTGAATAGTGCAGCACAAACCGCTGGATCTATTATTACTCTTTTAGGAGGCACAGGAGACAGAGCACAAGCCCTGAAAGCAGCAGGAGTAAATGTGGGTGCTTTGCAAGGGCTTGTTACAAATATGAACTCTTTAAACACAACAGTAACAGCCTTTAAAAATCAAGCAGAATTTTTGAGCAATCCACAAAATCTCATGGCTAGCCTTGGTACTCTGTCGTTTGCTGCAAATCTTGGTTGTGCTTTGGGAATAGAGGGTCTTGATGTCGGTGTTTCTGTTAATGTTCTTGGAGATAAGGGTGGAAGTGCAGTAAATGTGGCGTTTAATGTTCAAGCCAACCTGAACACCCTTTTGGGCGGAATGTTAAATAATCCAGTTGGAGAACAATTGAATTCTGTAGCGTCTCAATTCAATTCTTCTTTGGGTTCTATAACATCTCAAATAAATGAGGGACTGAATTCTATAAAACAAGTTACTGATGATAGTGTGAATACACTATCAAAGGCTACATCTCTAGTTACAAATTTTAGCCAAATAAATTATTTTAAAAATTTATTAGGTGACGCTTCAGATCCGTGCAACAAAGTTAGTGTTGCACTTGCAAACGACAACATATTGACACCAGAATTTAAGCAGTTGGCTAGTGCTGCGAACGCATCAACTAGCACTGGAGGGTCAAGCAGATGACAGAATCGCCATCACCTCAAGAAATAAGCAGTCACTCTCAACTAATCTATACTATAGGTGAAGTTGTTGGTGTTTTTGGATTTGGCTTGCTTGTTGGTCTATGGACGATGATAAAAAAGAAAAAAATGTCGTTGTTTATGGAAAGAAAAAAGGACGAAAAAATAGCAAAAGCACACAGTAGAGTTCACGAAACTCTAACGGAATTGCGACTGTTGGTTCGTGCTTCAAGAGCGATGGTTTTTCAGTTCCACAATGGTGGAAAATTTGCAGACGGTAGTTCTATAAAGAGGTTCTCTGTGACTCACGAATCGTGTAGTTCTGGAATTCAAGGCATGTTGTTGGAGTCACAGGATGTTTTGCTGACTCGTTATAAAGAGATGATAGATATTCTAGACTCAAAACAAAATAAAATAATCAAGGTTTCAGATCTGCCAGAGTGCTCATTTCGTTACGGACTTGAAATAAATAATGTGTTGTTCTTCTCTCTGAGTCCTTTAAAATTTGAAGACGGACTGACTCCTATGGGTTTTGTGTGCTGTCACTGGTGTAATATTGAAGATTTAGACTGTTTACAGGCAGATGGTGTTAGTGATACCTCTATAAGTGAAGTTATATCGGGATCTTCAAAAATAATAAATTCTCACTTAACACTAGGTAAACGATAATGCCAGCAAAAATTCCATCAGACAAACAAAACCCAGTATATTCGGATATTGAACCTTTGATGACTAGAAACCCAAAAAGTGGCGATGTTATGATGATTAAGGACGAGAAAGCAATAAAAATTTCTCTCCAAAATTTGCTGTCTACTGCTTTTGGTGAGAGGTTGTTTCAACCGCAGATAGGGGGTTCCCTTCGTCCTTTGCTATTTGAACCAATAGACTCTATCACCACACTTGAAATTAAAGACAGAATTTTAGAAACCATAAGAAAACACGAACCAAGAGTGAACAATATAATAGTAGATGTTTTTGCTAACCCCGACTCTAACGAATATCAAGTATCGGTAGAATACACGATTCAAACACTAGGAACAGCAGATAAAATTTCTACGATACTTGAGAGGATACGCTAAATGGCACAGAATATCAACAATTTAAATGTTGCTTCGCTTGATTTCTCTGAAACCAAAGCGTCTCTCAAGTCTTTTTTAGAGTCTCAAAACACTCTAAAGGACTATAACTTTGATGGTTCAGTTCTAAGTACCATTCTTGATGTATTGGCTTATAACACACACTATCAGGGATTTTATGCAAACATGGTGTCTAATGAGATGTTTTTGGACACTGCTCTGCTGCGTCCATCTATAGCGTCTCATGCTAAACAATTAGGATATGTTCCTCAATCCCACAGGGCTTCAAAGTCAACTCTTACAGTTCCGATCACTGGTGGCAGTGTGACAAGCAACACCTATCTTGCTAGAGGAACTGAGTTTTTAGGAAAAGATGGTAATGGAGACTCTTACAAATTTATTTTGTTAGACAATGTTTATGCAAATACAACTACAAATAGGTTTGAAGATATAAACATTTACGAAGGAAGTCTCCGAAGAATCACATACATCTACGATAGAAACAGAAAAGATGGAAATCTTCTTCTCATACCAAACGACAAGATTGATACTACAACCATAAGAGTAAGAGTTCAAGCGTCTGTAACTGATACGAGTGGTGCAACAGATGTTTGGAGCGAAGCATCAACATACATTAACCTAACATCTACATCAAAGGTTTTTTTCCTTCAAGAAAAAGAAAGAGGGATGTATGAGTTGTATTTTGGTGATGGTTTCTTGGGCGTGCAGCCGTCAACAGGAAATGTTGTATCTATAGAATATCTTGAAACTTCTGGTTCAGTAGCCAATGGAATTAGTTCTTTTACTTCCACGGTTCAGTATCTTGGAACGCCAACATCTGTTTCTACTTCTTCTGGTGGAGGAGAACCAGAAAGTTCAAGTAAAATAAAGTTTATTGCACCAAAATACTACAAATCTCAAAGCAGAGCAGTAACACAAGAAGACTATAAGACAGTCATCTTAAAAGAGTATACGGAGGCTGGATCTGTTTATGTTTATGGTGGTGAAGATGTTGATCCTCCACAATATGGAAAGGTGTTTATAGCAATAAAACCAAAATCTGGTTCCGCTGTATCAACATCAGACAAAGCCAGTTTGACAGCAAAACTAAAATCCACATATTCTGTTGTTGGAATTATTCCTGAAATAGTAGATACTGAATATACCGATCTCATAATAGACACCAAAATTACATACGATCCTTCTAGTTTGAGTATTTCTAGTGGAACATTAAAAGCAATTG